TATTGGCTTCATCTTTAACAAGATTAAACATTCTGCGATAAGACTGAGCTGCCTGAGTAACAAATTCAGAAGCATCATCACCAATATTGTCAACATCTCCACGACGCATAGCTTTTGCTACACGGTTTCTAAACTGAACGTGGGTTAAATAAGTTCCAGCATTATTAAACATATCACTGACAGATGTTCTTAGCATCTGAACAGAACGAGCTATGTCGCTTTGTGATGCAGCCCTACCTCTATAAGCCAAGTAAGCCTTATCAGATTCTGTAATAGCTAGACGCAAAGGGCCAAGATATTTAGCTCTAAAGGTAGATTCTACAGAATGATCCATAGACAAACCTTCATCTACCTTCTTCTGCATCATGCCGCCAACATCTACTAACCCAGTAGCAATTTGCCTAACAAATGGATTGGGACTGTTGAGCATGCGAATAACAGGATTCCAAGGAAGCTTCTCTAGCCCTATACCTGTTTCCTTTAACGCATCCTGTTCCATTGTGGCATACATACTTTGACGGTAACGCTCTGGCGAAACATTAGCACCAGCTGAACGATAAATCTGCTCCCCACCACTGCCAGTTGGCGTGTCAACAATTGCAGGCCCTTTACCAAATTTAGCTGTTAAACCACCACCAATAAGACTAAGCGCACTTAACATAAGAGCTGAGTGAGAAGCATCACGATATTCATTCTGAGATTCTATAAGCATCTGCTCTGGAAAAAGAACTGCGCTTGTAAATGCAGTGCCTCCAACAAAACGCTTACTTCCTGAGGCCATCTTCATTACCCTTGCTGGAGCCAAAGGAAGAGCAGTTGTAGGAGAAGTAAGAGAAGCAACTACCTGTGCTCCTGTGCTGTCAGTAGCGGCAAGAAACGCCATGTCTTCAGCATCTTCTCTCATTCTTTCCAACTTCAACATTGATTCAGCTGGACTTGAGCTATAACGGAACATCCAAAGTCCATCAGAGCCGCCTATCTGAGACTTTAACTTTTCATCGTTAAATGGATCGTAACCGCTAACAGAATCATACTGAGCATCAGCAGATTCCAACATACGATTGAGGGCTGGTATAAAATTGTTTTGTCGAAAAGCAGCACCCCAAACATTCTCAAATGTTTCATCAAAAACTGCATAATCATATTCATCTTGAGTGCCAAATTTAGACTGCACTCTAGAACCGTGAACCTCATTAGACTTGCCATACAAACTAGTGTACGAGTCAGCAATATCTTTAGTCTTTGGTAACTGTGAATTTGCTTTTGTGCTTCGATCAACAGCTAAAGGAGAATCATAAAAATCCTCATCAAATTGACGTTGCTCATTTGTTTGAGAAATATCAAAATCAACTATGTCTATTGGAGTTTTAATTGGAAGATCAGTTAACACATCCTCTATTTCTAGTGGCTTTGCAGATATCTCAAAATCAACTTCCTCACCGACAGTGGTGGGGGCTGCTTGCGACTTTCCAGACGCAGCAAGAATTTGACCTTGAACTTTTTTCATAAGCTCTTCGTTGCTTAACTGACGTGACGGTGCGTCTTCTGGTGCTGTTTTGCTCAAAGTAAAATCAAGTCTTTTTTTTTGAAAATATTCAGCTTCTTTTTTGCGCCGTGTTTCGTAACGATCACCAAAGTTACGCAAATTGCTTACAGCACCGTCCCAGTCTCCACCAGTTACCTGTTTCCAGAAATTAGGAGTACGAGAAGCCAAATCACCATATTGAAAAGCAACAGATGCAATAACAGTTGCTTCGTGTTCAGGTAGCTCAGAAAACGAAGTACCAGTCGCAGCTTCCCATTTGCTGCTAAGTCTGTCATATGATTCTTTGTGTGAGAACTCATCAATAATCTTCGCTTGAGAATCGTCAATCTTAAGATCCTTTGCTTTTTCAGCTGCTTCTGCGCCTTTGATCCCAAGATAAGGCGTTATAACATCTATTATATCCTGAGGAAGACCAGCAAGATCAGAAAGCTTTCTAGCACCAAGATCAAACCCAGTAGCAATAGTAACTCCTGAGTCTGAGTTTTTGGCATCAGGAACATAGCCCCTTAGCTTACGCTTGCCTTCAAGCTCGCCAATAAAATCCCAATCAATGTTTTGCATTAACGCCAACCTAGTGTTAAGAAACGATCAACAATATAGAAGAAATCATTCTTCTCTTCTTGTGTAAGCGTATTGGCAGACCATAACTGTTTGCCGCCATATGGTGTCCCAGGAACAGGAACTCCTTTTTCGTTAATACCAAATGTTGTGGCATTTTGAAACGAGTTCCAAGCATTGATAAATCCATCTAGAGACTTATCGTTTCTGTTTCTTTCCATAGATTCAAAAGTAGATTGAACAAGACTTTTATCCATCAGACCGTACATAGACCAAAACTGCTTTGCTTTGTCTGTTTTAAGCTGTTCAACGACTTCCTGATAAGTTTCCTTGTAAGCAGTGCTATCTTTAAAATCATATGAGTATGTGTCTGTTACAAGGTGAACTCTGTCATACTCATCCCTGAGATAAACGCTATATGTAGGATCACCACCATAAGTTTCATTTGCATGGAAGTGCATTGTTGTCTCATCTAAAGCACCTGAATTTAGCCTTTCAAACATTCCATACATATATTCTTGAGCTTTTGTAGGCGGTTTAGCTAAATCAAACTGACCTGTTAAACCATTTATAAACCTATCTCTTACATCGTTCATAATATTTTCGTTTGTTAAAGTAACAACAGAACTTCCAGCAACAGAAGGAACAGTTGACTGAGCTATTTTAAGAATAGGATTGGTTACAAACTCAAGCTTGCCAGTTGATGCGTTTTTCTGAACGCCTATTCTTTTTCCAATCTGGCGAATTGCATCTTGCATATGAGTAACAGGGCTTCCTTCACTTCTGCTAGAAACCTTATCGTAAAAAATATTCATTATAGACGCTTTGATAAATGGGTCTTTAATGAAAGCCCCTTCAACATTGCTCACACCAGCTTCATTAGCTAACTTATTAAGCATTTGTTTATCAGCTGGTGATATTGTCGTTTGAATTAGAGTGAGTAGCTTTTCATTCTTAAGAGCTTTTTCAAATGTTTCATTAAAGAAAGTTTCTTTATCGTAACCGTTATTGCTAAGAAAGTTTGTTATTTCTCTGTTTTTGTTGACAGCTGCATCAGCAGCGTATGCTTGCATTGCGCTTTCAATGCCAATTTTTTCTACGCTTCTGATAAAGCCAACTGTCTTTTCATCAAGATCATTGCCAGCAATGAACATGCTAATGGCTGTTTCTCTTGTTGTTCCTGGGGTTTTTGCACGAATACCGGAAACAATTTGCCCCATAATACGCATTGCCTTGTCAGCATTTTGCATAGTATATGGAGCACGATCAAAAATCAGCTTGGCTTCTGGGTGAAGCAATCCTCTGGATTCAACTGAAAAGTTTGATATAGCATCAATGCTTGCAGCAACTACAGTTTCATCATCGCTAAAAAGATCTAGGTCTACAAGAATATCAGCACCAGACTCGTTTTTAACACGAACCTTATCAAAGCCCTTTTCTTCTACAAGAGCTTTAATTTCAGCACTAGAAGGTGGAATATTGTTTTGAATCTTGCGTTCAGCTTTGTTTGCAAAAGCAACATCATCGGATCTTTTTTGATATGCTTCTGTGTAAACTGAAATAGCTTTATCAAACTGTGAGCGTGTTTTGTAATGACCTTCTGGCCCAATAACGCCTATCTGCTCTAGCCTTGTTTTAAACTCTTCAGTTGCATAGTAAGAAGGCTCATTAACAAATGAACTTGTGTTTTTATCAAGTTCAAAAAAGAGCATTGAACCTGTTTCTTCTCTTTGTCCCTTTGTATAATGCAAAAGACCTTTGCGAAACTTCATTTTAGCGTCTACAAGATCTTTGTAAGTTACCCCAACAGCACCACTATCACGCATGTCAGCAATAGCTTTTCCAGCTGCCTGAAATTGATCTAGAGTATGTATTTCTGGATTATCTAAGACAGCAGTATTGTCTACAAATATTCTTTGATTTTGGGTTGATAAAACAGAAGTAACTTCTTGCTGAGATGCTTTTGCAACAGACAAAAGAGTTGCTTGCTGAGTTCCTTCAAGCTTGAAAAAGTCACTGTTAGGGTCAAGCATAACAGACCCAATATCAAGACCGTCTACTACAATTCCCTTGTATAAGTCATTGTATATAGACTTTCTTAGCTTGTTGTCTTCAGTAATCTTTAAGTTATCCATTGCTATAAGTGTGCTAACAGATTGACGAGCAATCTCACCTATAACTTTTTCATCAAGATTAGGATTTAACTTTGCTTCTTCTTCAAGGTCTCTTGCTGCCTGATGCGCTGCAATAGGGCCATTAGCAGCATAAATTTTCTTGATGTAGTTAGTGCCTACACGAGCAGCAACAACAGTACGATCAACATCATTAAGTTTAGTAATAGAGACATCAGATACTTCGTTAATTTTAAGAGTGTCAACAATTTCAGCTTGCTCAGATTCAATCTCTCTAAGCCTTGCAAGTTTCGCTTCATTGCCAGCTTCATCTTCGTCAAATGAAGAAATAATTTTGCCTTTTTCAACAGACAAAGCCTGATAAGCAGAACTATTCTGATAAATAGCATTTTCTTTTGCATTTTTCTGTTGCAGAGCAAATGCCCTGTTTTCAGCAACACCAAATGCCTGAACTGCTTTAGGCGTTAATGCTGCTCTTACTTGTGGATCTAACTCTGAAAGACTATCTAAATAGCCATCTAATGCACCTCTAATGCCATTAGGATCATCGGGGTTTTGATCTAAAGCACTTTGCGCTGCTAAATCAATATCATTTGAAGCAGCAGAAACATATGTCCTTGTTGCTGACTTTTTGTAAGCATCAAGAATTGCCTTTTGATCGCCTTCGTTATAAAGCTGAGTAGCCTTTTCATAGTCAAAGTTAACAAGTGGCTGCAAAACCATTTGACCATTCTTGTCTTTTTTATAGACAGCACCAGCTGTTGATCCGTCAACCTCAGCTTGACGAAGCAAATCGTTATATTCACGCCTTCTAATGTCAGTGCCAATGCTGTTTGCAACATTGCCAATCTCTTGCATCTGCCTAGCAGCATCAAAGAAACCACTAAGGTCAGGCATACCAGTTGGTTGCACAGTTACACTTCTACCACCTGTCTTTTTATATGCCATTATGCTGTACCCACTGGTTTATAGAACGTGCTGTAAACACCTCCGGCAGCCTTTGCAAAGCCGCCCATTGTTGCTGCCGATGCACCAGCTTTAGATCCCGCAGCACTAAGTTCAAACTTCCTTCTAGTAGACATGCCCATAAGCCTAATGCTGGCAATATCATTCTTTGCTACCTGTATCTCATCTGTTTCCAAAGCCAATACAGATGGGGATGTTCCGAGTGCTACTCCCTGAGACGACATAGCAGTTCCAAGCGCAGCAAGCTGGATACGCAGTTTTCTATTACGCTCGATCTCTTGCTGACCAGCTTGAATCTTTGCAAGATCAGCTTGCTCTTTATATGACTGA